GCACGATCGGTGGTTGTGGTGGAGTCTGAACTTGACGCTATGCTGATCCATCAGCAGGCAGGGGATATCACGTGCGTGCTGTCTCTTGGCAATGCCCAGTCTAAACCGGATTGGCCTGCACTCGAGGTGCTTGATCGGGCTGCCAAGATTTTGGTGGCATTGGATTTCGACAATGCCGGAAAGCTTGCGTTTCGCTGGTGGGAGAAAACTTTTTCGTCACGGGCTGTCCGGCATCCGGTGCCCATCGGAAAAGACCCATCTGACGCCTACAAGGAAGGGCTCGACCTTCGGCAATGGATTATTTCCGGATGGCCCCAGGGGTGGAGACTGACAAATTCCTCAGAGCCCCGTAAATCGTTCAAAAAGCATCCTGCTGCCCTATCCCGTATTCAGACACCCAAAAACGTCACCACGGAGACCACAGCGATCGACAGCCCCAAAAAGCATCCATTCTGTGAATCAAAAAACGATGGAATGGAAATGGAAGAAATTACAGCGGCCGGATCGAGCGGTTTCGATGATCATTTTGAATCGGTGGATGGTATCGAACAGCTTTACCGCCTGCTGGTCAAGAATCCGAAAATTAAGATTTACGTGGATGCCAACCGGATGAACCTGTCGATCCCGCAAGACTGGTCGGCCAGGCATCCCAGTTGGAGAAACCGCATATCGTCACTCGTCTTTTTCGACCCGATGGTCATGCAGTATCTTCACGTGCATGGGGAGCGGGTGATTTCGTCTGCAAATTTCATCAAGGAGGTATGAGAAAAGATGCCATATTTCGAAATAAATTGCGAAGTATGCGGGAAATACAGTCGGGAATGGCGGGCCGAAAAGCCTCACCGGTTCTGCTCTCAAGCCTGCCAGAAAACAGGCGTGGTGGGGCAGCGCTTCAAACCTGTAAAATACACCATAGACCCCATACATTACGACCGGATCAAACAAGTCTATCTGTCCGGCACAGGCCAGGGACAAGTCACCGCCCTGGCTAAACTGATCGGTATTCCAAAATGGAAAATATCCCGGTTTGCCATCAGCCAGGGATGGGTACAAAAAGCGGTGAAGTCTAAAGCCTGGTCTCCTGAAGAAGACGCCATGCTCCAGACCCTGTCCCGGTACTGCATCGATAAAATCGCACAAAAAATGAAAAAAGCCGGGTATCCGCGCACGCCGACCGCAATTGCCATGCGGATGCGTCGCAAACGTACCCGGTCAAATTTGAAAGGTTACTCTGCCCATCAGGTCTCCGAATGTCTGGGGATCAATGAAAAAGGGGTCACCCGGCTGATCACCCAGAAAAAACTCATGGCCGATCGACGGGGCACGGCTCGAACCGAACATCAAGGCGGCGACATGTGGTACATCAAGCCCAAAGAACTACGGGATTATGTCATCAACTACATCTCTGAAATCGATTTCCGGAAAATCGACCGGTATTGGCTGGTTGATATCCTGATTGGCGAACGGAGTCCCGGAATGGATATGGGATAAGGAGGCCACTCCATGGCAGGTAAAGGCACACTCGAATCACTGGCAGTCCTCGGGCTGGTCAAAACCATGGCCGATCAGTTTGTTTTGCAGACCGACATGACGCCCGAGCTTGACGCGATCTTATCAAACATCGATTACCACATCGATATCGCATTTGGTTTGTGGCCCGAGCAGCTTACTTATCGCGATATCCGGCGCATCCAATGCAAATTGACTGCGCTATCAAACATGATCCCGACGGATCATGAAACAACCATCACGGTTTTTACGTCGTTCATGCTGGCAAATTTGGAAGACTTCTCTAAAAAACTGCAACCCCATAAAAGCGCGGCCATCGATCGGATCACAGCCTCGGTATTGCGGTTACACACCTATTTTTTAAGGCTGGATTCAACCGATGATTACCCCGACAACATCCAGGGCGCCATTGCCGCCGACGCCTGGCAGGAGGCCACCATTGACTGAGCAACTCAAGGACTTTGAGCGAATCGAGCGGGAAAACTGGGAGAAACGGGCCCAAAAATGCCCGTCTTTAAGGGCCCATCAGATATGCAACTCGCATTGTATGTTGAAAAAATGCTGTTACGATAACTGCCCCCATGCCTACTGGATGAGGACGATATGAAAACATGTGTCATCTGTGGCAACGAACTGGATAAACTACGCCGCAAAACCTGCTCGACACTTTGTCGGCTCAAACATTTGGCCGAATACAAGCGCGAGCGGTGGCATCAAAGAGAAAAACCATCCAAAAAATGCAAGTGTTGTGGGGCTGAGTTGTCCGGATTGATGCGCTCATTTTGCAGCCATGCATGTAGACGAAAACATGAGGCAGCCGTCAAACGGGGCAAACGGGCTGCCGGTATCCGGATCATGGTGCGATGTGCGATTTGCGGAGAAAGATATCCCGTCGGGAGAGGAATCGGTAAAACCTGCAAAAATCCGGAATGCCGTAAAATATGGCTTGAGGATCACGCCAGAGAAAAAGCAAAAATGGTCTATGAGGCAAAATGCCCCGGCTGCGGGGTCATCCATAAATACAATTTTGCGCCAGGAGGCTGGGTCGGTCAAGGCATGCCCCGGGTCGGCTGCGAACACTACCCCCTGTGTGCCCAGCGCGAGACGTATTCGTTTATCTATCCTGTAACCAATGGTTTTGAATTAGAGAACAAGGCGATCCCCTTATGAAAAACGAAACCTGCCTCTCCTGTAACAAACGACCTGTTGCCGGCTACGTCTGCCGGCACGGGGTCTATCTTGAAACCCTGTGTGTTAAATGCTGGAAAAAAGGCGACGATGCCCCGACTTTTAGAAGGAATTATCATCACACATCGGGCCACAGATCATCCAGCAAGCCCAAATCATGAGGAATGTTAAATGACAGATAAATCAAACATTGTGGCGTTTTCAGGGGTGCACGGAACAGGAAAGACGACGGCCGTGTATGAAACGGCCGCCGATCTAAAAAAGCAGGGCAAAAATGTCGGAATCATCCTTGAAACAGCCCGCAAATGCCCGCTTCCGGTGTTGTCTTTGGCATGCAGCAACCCATCCCCTGAAGCTCAGCAGTGGATATTCACCCGGCAAATTCTCGAAGAGATAGAAGCTTCGATGCGTTATGAAGTGCTGGTTACCGATAGAACGGTGGTGGATGCCATCGCTTATACCCGATATTTCGGTTATTCCGATCTGGCATGTGCCATGGAACGCATTGCGAAACATCGATTTTACGATGTGATCCATTTCAAATCCATAAAGCTGAATGACTGGTGTATCTATGACGGATTTCGGCGCGTCGAAGAGAACGATCTGCGATCAAAACTTGAATGCATCATGCTCAATATTTACGCAAAACTTGAAATACCGATCATTCTCGAATGATGACGGGTAGTCCATCGACCCCCACCACCTCGGGCGCCGTCCGTACCATGCGCGGCAAACAAAGCTTCGTCACAAGGTGGGCGACGGAGGATTCCGTCGATCTAAGAAACGAAGTGGGTACGGAAAATCACTGTTAAGGGTTAAAAAATGTCGCATTACTGTGAAAGATATCATTGCCAAATGAGCATCTCTACTTGTGAGAAACGGATTCGGATATCCAAAGACAAAAGGAATTCGATGGGGACTGAGTTCAGGGATGCTGGTTGCGGAAAATGCGACATTTTAAATCAATCGGGAGGAGATATGAACGAACAAATTGTATCGGATGTAAAAAAATGCTGCCGATGCCATGAAGTAAAGCCGAAAGAGCAATTCTGCAAAAACAAGAGTCATACCGATGGATACGACTACATCTGCAAGATTTGTAAATATGCCCAATCGAAGAGAATAAGGGATAAAAAACACATGGAAAAAGAAAGCCAAAAACAAGAAAAAGCTACCGAAAAATCAGACGTTGTATCGAACGATATGATGTGTGGATTTGATACCATGAATCAGGAATCATTGCTAAAATTGATGGATAAATCTGGAGTCGTATCTGAAGACCCAATTCCATTAGAGTTTGTCGAAACGCCATCAAAAAGAATTGTGATCGATTTTTCACAATATCCGGAGTTGTTTGATTATGTGAGAAATATGTCCCGTGAAGAATTCAGGTCGCCTGAAATGATGATTCTATACATGATCCGGTATTTCCAGTTGGATTGGAAAGGGTATTCTTAATCGAAAGATTGATCGATGAACGAAATTGATATTTCAATCCTGACAAAAGCCAAAGAAGATGCCGAAAAACGGGTTCAGCAAGACCCGACCATGGCAAATTTATCAGCTCTCGAAAAGGCGGCCGCCATGCTGAAAGTTCGGGTCGGCCAGCCGGATGAGGCCCCCAGGTTCAAAAATCGGGTCGAAGTGGCCGAATATCTTCAAAATCAGGGGTACAAGGTCAAGAAATCGAAGGTGTATAACGATGTCAAGGCCGGTATCTTGCGGGTGAATTCCGATGGTACGGTGTCGATCAGCCAGGTGGATAAATATATCAATCACCCCAAGTCGGGTCTGCTGAAGATCAAACAGGACGACACCGGCGGACTGCTTCCATCGCCCGAACTGGAAGACCTTCAGCGGAAAAAGGTCATGGCGGAGATCCGTAAGCTCGAAGAGTCGGCCAGGAAGATGGAATTCGAGCGGGAAAAGGCGGAGGGTAGGCATATTTCACGAGATTTACTTGATATGGAGCTGGCCAGCCGGGCGGCTGTGTTCGAGGCAGGAATCAAACACATCGTTACCCGAAAATCGATCGAGTGGATTCGAAAAGTGAATGGCACATCGGGCATGGCCGATGATTTCATCGATATGGTGTTGAACGATATCGATGATCTGTTTAACGATATTGCATCGGCGGATCGGTTTACGGTGGAGTTTGTGTGATGAAAACCGACCTGCCAACAGAAATAAAAATCAACAAAGCCTGTAAATGGCTGCCCGGTAAGATTCTCGAAAAAATATCTTCAGGATCATTCGATGCGAAGTATCTCATGGTGTTGTCTCGGGCTGAGAAAAAGGTATTGCGAAAGCACAAGCGGATACCGGTCAGCCAATGGGCGGAAAAGCACCGGGTTTTGCACATGAGCAGCCTTCCTGGGCCGTGGAAAAATTCGGTGACACCCTATTTGACCGGCATCATGGATGCTGCCGGATATCCGTTCGTCAAGACGGTAACGCTGTGTAAAAGCCCGCAGACGGGGGGCAGCGAAGCGGTTCATAATTTCATCGGGTACATCATCGATCGGGCGCCGGGGCCGGTGCTCTATGTGTATCCAGATGAGTTGACCGGGCGGGAGAACAGCAAAGACCGCATCCTGCCCATGATCGAGTCCAGCCCTCAGCTTCGGGGATACATGACGGGTCAGCAGGATGACAGCGGCATGCTGCGGGTGAACTTGATGCATATGCCGATTTACATCGCATGGGCTCGGTCAGCCTCCCGGCTGGCCAACAAGCCGATTCGGTATATCGTGTTCGACGAAACGGATAAATATCCTGAAACCTCGGGACCCAAAGAGGCAGACCCCATTTCTTTGGGCGAGGCCAGAAAGACGACTTATTCTCACAACCACAAGATTTTCAAGATATCGTCGCCGACCACCGAAGCCAATTTCATATGGCAGGCCATGACCATCGAGGCGGAAGTGATCTTCGATTACTGGGTGAAGTGCCCCTCCTGCGGACGGTATCAGCGCATGATTTTTGAAAACATCAAGGTTCCTGAAAAAGAGCGGGAGCCAAACCGCATCGAAAAGGAAAAACTGGCATGGTACGCCTGCAATCATTGCGATGCTAGATGGAACGACATGGATCGAAACGAGGCGGTGTCGATGGGGAAATGGCGGGAGCGGCTTCCGGATAATTCTTCCAGAACTGTAGGTCTGGAGCTGTTCGCCTACATCGAAACCCGGCGGCCTGCCAAAATCGCTTTTCATATCCCTTCCTGGTTGTCGGGCTTCGTGTCGCTGTCGAAGATCATGGCCGACTGGTTCATGGCCATCAAAGACCGCACTAAAATGAAGGACTTCAAGAATAAACACGAAGCGGTTCCCTGGCTGGATTACAACAACGATCGCACCGAAGACCGCATACTGGCCCTGCGGGATGAGCGGCCTCGGGGGGTGGTGCCGGATACCGAGATCGTTGCGATAACTGCCGGAATCGACACTCAGCAGGATGGGTTCTGGTACGAAATTCGGGCATGGGGGGCTGGTGTGCATCTGGAATCGTGGCAGGTTCGGGAGGGATTTTGCACATCGTTTGAAGCGTTGACGGAAATTCTGTTTGATTCTCAATATCTGGATGTGCATGGCAACCGGTACATGATTCATCTGGCCATCATCGATGCCATGGGCGATAAGACGGCCCAGGTCTATGAATATTGCCGGCAATTTCCGGGCAGGGTCGTTCCGTTTCAGGGGGTGAGATCAATGACCATGCCTTATCGGTTGAGCAAAATTGAATATTATCCCGGAACGGATAAAATCATCCCTGGCGGCATCCGGCTGCTGCGGGGGAATGTCACCTACTACAAAAACAATCTGTCTGCCCGTCTGGATATTGCCTCCAGCGATCCGGGCGCCTGGCATTATCACAGCGAAACCAGCATGGACTGGGCGCGGCAGATGACAGCGGAATATCTTGATGATCACGGATTTTGGGAGTGCAAATATTCCAGAGCCAATCATGGATGGGATTGCAGCGTTTACAATCTGTTGGCATCCGATGTTATCGGGGTGCGAAACATTCGGCCAGGTCGGTCGTCGAAACAATCAAGCGAAAGGGAAGAGCATGACAAAAACAGAAAACCGGGATCGTCATCCAGCCGGTGGTAGCACCAAAAAAGGCAATGCCGACACTCATTTGATCGGCATGAAGGCTATTGCCGATTACATTCAGCGCAGTGAGCCGACTGTTCTAAAGCTGGTCAAAGAAAGTGGATTTCCGGCCAAGAAGATATCCGGGATATGGGAATCGGACAAGAACGCTATTGGGGAATGGCGAATACGGCAATTAAGTTTAGATAACTAAAAACGAACGAGGTGGCTATACCATGACTACTGATTCTCTTGTGGGTGACATGAAACGAAGGTTTTCAACGCAGATGAGGTTCACAAGCCTTCAGGTACAAAAAGATATGGTTTGGATTGTCGGCCAGCGTTCTGACTTAGTTGGAGAAACAGATCAGTGGACGTTTGTCGGCGTGTTCACGTCGAAGGAAAAAGCTATCGAAGCATGCCGGGATTGGACGTACTTCATTGGGGCATGCAACTTAGACGATGCGGCACCGCATGAGCCTACAAATGATTGGCTTAGAGATACCCAATACCCACTGAATATTTGAAAAGGAATGTACAGCATGAACAAAACTGAATTGATAGATACTATCAAGCAAAATATGTATCAGAAGTGTGATGTGAGTCCTACAAAAAAATTTATAAAAATGGTTCTTGATGAATTTGAATCCATCACCATAAACCTTCCTGTTGATGAAACTATCAAAATAAAAGGATTTGGCGTTTATGAGTGGATAAAAACAATAAAAGATTCAAGAGACTGCTATGAACTGAAATTCACTTTGAAATGATATGATCAAGATCACCATAGCTGTAATGATCATTTTGTTCTCGGCCATCGATGCCGACAACGCCTTTGTGGTGATCGATCCCAGCGAAGAAGACCGCATGGTGATCGTTGAATCTGGAATGATATTTTTAATAGAAGTGGCACCGCAATTTTATATCGAAAGGGGAAAGATATGTGTCAGTGTTCAGAAAGTGGAACCTTCAAAGCCTTTAAATTCTGGGAAGAAGAGCAAGTCGAAACACATCACGAAATCGATCGGGAAAGATTCATTGCGGCTTGGGAAGAAATGCAGGCCGAAGTCCACCACATCGCATGTGAAAAAGGCTGGTGGGAAACGGATCGCAGTGACGGGGAAATCATCGCACTCATTCACAGCGAATTGTCGGAAGCCCTCGAAGCCTGTCGCAAAGGGAACCCGGCGGACAAGCACATCCCGCAGCATAAAAATGTTGAAGTAGAACTGGCGGATGCGGTGATTCGGATTATGGATTTTGCGGGGAGTCGTGGGTTTGATATTGCTATGGCTTTGGTGGATAAGGTGGAGTTCAACCGGTCGAGGCCGTATAAGCATGGAAAAATATTTTGATAATGAAATATTACTTCTACTAAAAGCTATAGAATGGAAAGGTGCATCTGATTATTCAATCGGGGTGAAAACATGCCCATTCTGCAATAGACGCGGAGGAGTGAGAAAAGAGTCCCAATGGTATCAAGGGCATTCTGATATCTGTAAATTAAACGCTTTGATACAAAAATTAGAATAGGTAAAAACGTTCAAATGCAGCATATTTCATATTGCAAATGGTTTTTGTGTTGTCAATCGGATTTCAATATTGACACCCCCACCCAGCTTGTGGCATGGTAGCTTCACTACTTAAAGCAAGCGGCTTCCGCACCGTTCAATGCGGTTTTTTTGTTTCTGCACGCCTTCCATGGCGGGGATGATAGCCTGAAATACAATACCTTCGGGGAATACAGGCAGCCGACTTGCTTCGGTAGTTGAGTCCTCGCTTTCTCATTCCAAAGCGCTACACTACTAAAAAGCAAGGAGATTTTACCATGTCCCAAAACACCGCCGTTGTTCCTTTCATGTATGAATCCAAAGAAGTCAGAACAATCAAAGATGAGAATGGCAATCCGTTGTTTGTTGCAAAAGACGTTTGTGACATTTTAGGGATAAAAAACGTATCTGACGCTCTATCTAAAATTCCAGATAACCATAAGGGTATAGATTCGATCGATACCCTTGGCGGAACCCAAAAGCTGAACGTCGTTGACGAACCCGGCCTCTATCGTTTGATTCTTCGAAGCGACAAACCACAGGCTGAACCGTTCATGGAATGGGTCACCTCCGAAGTTCTCCCCCAGATCCGCAAAACCGGAAACTACCGGGCCGTGAAAACCTGCAAGCGGTGTGCGCAAATGCTGCCGGTGGATGATTTCGGGAAAAGCGCCGCCCATCCCGACGGGCTTCAGGCAACATGCCGGCAATGCCGCAGTGAGGTGTACTACATCGAGCGGAAGAAAAGACGGGAGGCCATCGAGCCCGCCCAGGTGCATCATGCCATACCCATCGTTGAAGCAAAACAAAAAGCACAACCCGATCTGAACGCGGCGGGAAAATTCGATGTGCTGTTCGAGCGTATATTTGAAGCCATCGATGACCACGACCTGGCCATGAAGCTGTGGGATATTTTTCATAACCTGTCGCTGGTCTTCATCGGCCGGGCCGTTGAAATCAGGCGGCATAAAAACATGGAAACAACAACCGTCAACACCGACGAGATTTGGGCCCGCATGCAGTGGCTGGAAATGCGGAACCGGTGGTTTTGATTGATGCACGCAGGGGAGATGTGTTTTCTCCCCTCAAAAGCTTTTATCAACCAACTGTTCGAGCCTGCCCATAATCCATACATTCAGGCTTTTGCCTTCTTTGGCAGCGCTCTGGTAAAGCTTTCGATGTAAATCTATAGGAACCCTCACGATGAATTTTCCTGAAAATGGTTTTTCAGGCTGTTCATTTCGACGGGCGCAAAACTCCAGATAGTCGTCAATCGAGTCTTTGAACGCAGATTCGATTTCATCAACACTTCTTCCCTGAAACGTGATGACATCGAGGGTTCCGATAACCTCCCCATGAAATATCCTCGCTTCTTCATCGAATGTTACCATTCCGGTATAGCCTTTGTATTTCATAACGTAATCCCCGCATTGGACAAAAAGCGCCGAACCGATTTCAAGGCGCCTTTATCGGTTTCTTTTTCTGGATGGGGCCGATGAAAAACAGATCGCACGCCGTTTAACTCCATCCGGATTCGAGACCCTCTGCCTTCTTCGATATACCCACCGCACGCCGCAATCAGCTTTTCGATATCTTCCCATAGAATATCCGATCGTACCGGGTCGGTAAAAACATCTTTCAGCGTATTCATCCGTTTTTTATTCATAGTATCAAAATATGATATCAATATTTTTTTGTCAATCATCATAAAACATACATTAAAAAAAATAATAATATCAAATAGATATAATATATAATACAATATATTGTATTATATCAAATGTTATATACCATATCTTGTGTCAACCGAAAAAATCAAAATATAAGCAAAAAGTTGCCATGTTTGTCCGAATCTTTCCGATTATAAGCGAATCTTTCCAAAAACCCCAAAAACCCCGTGTTATAATATTTCAAAAATTATGAAGGGGTGCGCATGGCGTTTACGGAAACAGATTTGGCCAATGTGGAAGCTGCCATTGTTGGATTGCAGACAGGAACACGGGCAGTTCAGGTGATGTCCGGAGATAAGTCTGTTCGGTATCAGGAATCCCAACTGAAAGACCTGTTGTCGCTGCGGACAACCATCATGCATGAATTGGGAATGATCTCATTTCGAACCTATGCAGGGCAGGGGGGCCGGTCACTGTGAATTACCTGGACAAAGTCATCGGCTGGTTGTCTCCCGAAAAAGCTGTCCGCCGCATGCTGGCCCGTGACATGCTGGCCCGACAATATGCCGCCGCAAAGACTACCCGGCTGACGGGAAGCTGGTCGCCGGTGTCGTCTTCGGTGAACGAAATCATCGGGCAGTCTCATGCCGCCGTGCGGAACCGGGTGCGGCAATTAGTGCGGGACTTTCCGTATTTTCAGCGGGCTGTCAATGTGATGTGCGATTACACGGTTGGCAGCGGCATCCGGTTTCAAAGCCGGGTGAAAGGGCGAGACACCCGCCATGATCCGGCGCTGATCCAGAAGATCGAAGACGCCTTCGCCCGCTGGTCGGATGAAGCCGACGCCGCCGGGCGCCTGTCGTATTACGAAATGATGAATCTGGCCAAACGGCAGGACATCGAGCAGGGGGAATTCTTCCTGGTTCGCACCTACCTGAACGACAAGAAGCGGTTTCTCCCGCTGGCCTATCAGATGTATGAAACCGACTGGCTGAGCGATATCAACGCCAAGGCATCCAATCCCAATCATTGGATAGACCAGGGCGTCGAATTCAATATGTTGACGGGTCAGGTGATGGCCTATCATCTGAACACGGCCAGTTTCACAGACAACAGAATGGCGCCGGTCGGGACATCTACCCGCATACCGGCAGACCGGGTGATTCATGGATTCCAGACATTGCGCCCCATGCAGCTCCGGGGCATATCTCCATTCGCTTCGGCTGTATTGGTGGCCAACGATCTATCCGCTTACATGGATGCCGAAATCGACGCCGCCAAACTGGCCGCCAAATATCTGGCCTTCGTCAAGACCAACGACGCATACGGCCGGCAAATGGGACTTTCCACCGACGATAACGGCAAGCCCATCGAAAACCTTGAAAACGCCATCATCGAATATCTAAGACCGGGCGAAGAAATCCAACTGGCCACCAATCCCAAACCGGGGAATAATTTCCCGCCATTCGTTCGGCTGGTGCTGTGCATGATATCCGTTGCCACCGGGGTTCCGTATGAACTTCTTTCCGGAGACAACACCGGGCTGAATTTTTCGACTGCCAAAATCATCCGCACCGATTTTGCCACCAACTTAAAGCCCATCATCGACCGGCACATCCGGCAGTTCTGCCGCCCAACGGCATGGGAATTTCTGGATGCCGCCGTGCTGTCTGGCAAACTCGATTTGCCGGGCTATATGCAGAACCCATGGCCTTATCGGGATATCGTCTGGCAGCCCCCAGGCATGCAGCCGGTGGACCCGCTGCGGGAAGTCAAGGCCAGTATCGAAGAAATGACCGCCGGTCTAAGGTCTCCCCAGGAAATCGCCCAGGCGAGGGGCCGAGACCTGGAAGAAATTTATAAAGAAATCGATGCCGCCAAGAAGCTGTCGGCTGAAATGGGTCTGTCGTTCAATGCGCCATCGACGGCGCTGGCCAATAACCCGGCAGCCATTTAAGGAGTCCTCATGAGCAACAAAATGAATTACCGATTATCCAGTCTGCATTCAACCGGCCCATCGACCCTCGATGTCGATACCCGGTCGGTCGATGTAGTGGCCACCACCGAAACACCGGCAACGATATATGATTGGGCCCGCGGCACTTGCCGCGAAACCCTCTTGATGGACGGCTGCGAATGGCCGGCATCCGGTCAGGTTCCGCTTTTGAACGCGCACAACCGGAACACGGTGGGTGATGTGCTGGGATCGTTTCGAGATATCCGGGTGGATGGCGGCAGTCTGGTGGGAAAGGTATTCTTTTCGAAGTCGGATGATGGCGGTGTTTTCGAAAAAATGAAAGAAGGACATTTTACGGATTTTTCGGTGGGGTATAAGCAAATTAACAGCGAATGGGTGCCGGATGGTGAAACCAAAACCATCCGAGGGCGCAGCTTTCAGGGTCCCATGCTTGTAACTGACCGTTGGCGGCTGAAAGAATTGTCGGCCGTACCGATAGGCGCCGATGAACTGGCCAAAGCCAGGTCAGAGGCAGACGAATTCAACAAAAAGGAGAATGGAAATATGACGGAAAAAATCAAACAGGCAGAACAACCCGCTGCGGAAACACCCGAACAGGATGCCGCACGGTCTGCGGAAGAAACCCAGGTGCGATCCAGCGCCACAGAAACGAATACCAAGAAGGACATCGAAGACGCCATTCGGGCGGAGCGGGAACGGACTGAGGAAATCACCGAAATGGGGGATCGTTTTGGAATGAAGGAAATCGCCAAACAAATGATCCAGAAAGGATATTCGGTGGATCATGCCCGCAAAATGGTCATGGATGAAATGATCAAACGGGAAAAACCGGAAGGAGCCAGAATGCAACCAAAATCAGGCGATATCGAAGTGGGTGCCGATGAACGAGACAAATTCCGGGCCGCATCCGAACACGGGCTGTTGATCCGGTCGGGTCAGCGTATCGAGGCACCGGCCCCTGGCGCCATGGATATTGCCGGATGGAGCCTGACCGAACTGGCCCGCCATGCCCTCAAGATCGAGGGAAAAGACGCCGGCGGCAACCGCCTGGAGATGGTCGGGCGGGCATTGACCACCACCGACTTCCCGCTGCTGCTTGCCAACGTCGCCAACAAATCGTTGTTTGCCGGATGGGATACCGCCGAGGAAACCTGGCCGATGTGGTGCGGTACCGGATCGGTTCCGGACTTCAAGACCGTTTACCTGCCCCGTGTTTCTGAAACTTCCGACCTCGATGAAATTCCCGAGGGGATGGAATACAAATACGGCGCTCGTGACGAAGCCCGAGAAAGTTTTTCCATTGCCACCTACGGCAAGCTGATGGCCATTACCCGGCAGACCATCATCAACGACGACCTGATGGCGTTGACCGACATCCCCAGAGCACACGGGGAAGCGGCTGCCCGTAAAATCGGCGATCTTCCGTATGGCGTACTGACCGCAAACTCCAACATGGGAGACGGCAACGCCCTGTTCTCGACCGCGCATCTCAATTATGTGGCCAGCGGATCGGGCGCCATTCCTGGGGTGAGTACCATCGCTGCCGGTATTCTGGCCATGGGTACGCAAAAAGACCTGCTCGGAAAACGTCGGCTGAACATCCGCCCGGTATTTTTCATCGGCCCGAAAACCCTTGAAGGCGCGGCAGAAGTGTTTTTCCGTACCGACAAATTCAGCGATCACAGCACGGTCGCCACCGACTCCACCTTTGCATCGACACGGGTCAACCCGTATTCCGGAACTGTCTTCACCCGCGTCTATGAACCCCGCCTCGATGACGACGACACCGCCGCCTGGTATCTGGCCGCCAACAAAGGCCGAACCGTCAATGTGTATTTCCTTAACGGCCAGCAGCGGCCTTTCATGGAAACCCGTCAGGGCTGGTCGGTGGATGGTGTCGAGTACAAGGTGCGCATCGATGCCGGCGCCAAAGCGGTGGACTGGAAGGGGCTTTATTACAACGACGGAAACTAAAAAAAATAGGTAGCAGGTAACAGGGGGCAGGGTGCAGTAAAAAACTGCTCCCTGTTACCTGAAACCTGCACCCTTTTTTCCAAGGAGAAATGAATATGCAACAATGCGGACTTGAAAATTATAAAAAAGTCGCCCTGTTTGAGTACAGTTACGCAAAACATGGCGGCGCTGTTGGCGAAATCACGGTTTATGGCAATCCCATTCCAAAAGGATCGATCATCAAGGAAGGGATCATCTATGTGAAAACGGCCGTGACGTCGGATGGTTCGGCCACTATGAAAATCAAGGCACTGACAACCGATGATATTTTGGCCAGTACCGGAAAGGCATCGTTTACTTTGAGCGCTCTGCTGGCCACTGTACCTGTTGGGTCGGCGGCGACATCGATCCTGGTGACCAGTGACATCACGGCTTTGACATTCACGGTGGGTACGGCCGCGCTCAAAACCGGCAAGGTGTGTGTGGCGCTGGAATACGTTCCGCCCACTGAATGATTGAAGGGGGTATCATGATAGATTCTGCTTTGGAAAATGTAAAAAAAATCGCCTTTTTCGAATATGATTTCGATTTGCACGGAGGCGACGCCGGTTCGATTGCCATCATGGGAAACACCATCCCCAAGGGATCAATCATCAAGGACGGGTGCCTGCACATTAAAGATGGTTTCGCATCGGGAACATCGGCTGCAACAGTCGGAATCACGGCGCTGACATCCCTGGATATTCTGGGAGCGACCGCACTGGAATCCGGAGAACCGACAGCCCCAACTGAAATCACCGTCGTTGGATCGATTGTGGCCACCAAACCTCTGGGTACGGCAGCCACATCGATTTTGGTGACCAGTGATATTACCCAGGTTAATTTTGTCATCGGTACCGAGGCCATGACATCCGGAAAGGCGACGCTGGCCCTGGAATATATCGAAACATAAAAAAATCGAATATTTTAACCTATACCAGCATATAGACCGATTCGAGATCGTTTGATACAGGCGATTTCAGCGAGTCAATATTTATCCGCAAACGAGCCAATATGAAAACTGTTCGAGCAAACATCATCGATGAGATTGTAACCGAATTGAGCGATATTACGATCGAGAATGGTTACAACACGGATATGGGCCAGTATGTGTTTCGTTCGCTCAAAAAGGTCGATTTAAATAAAGACGTGCCCTGCATCGTGGTGTCGGCCGGACAGGAGACGGTAAGCAAGCGGGAATTCGGGTCTGTGTTCTGCTCGATGCCGATCGAGATCGAGGGGATTGACAAGCCCGAAAGCCTGGAAGCTGCTTCCGATCTGGTGGAGACTATGCTGGGGGATATCCTCAAGGTTGCCTCCGGGTATAAGATGAGTGCGTTGGCCAAAGAGGTGACATACTCCAAAGGCGGCGCCGCAGGATATCCAGATCCCGGAGAACGGGTGGTGGCGGTGCAGGTATCGTTGATTGTGAATTATTCTTTCAAAATCGGAGACCCTTACAATTCATGAGCTTTGACGATGATGTAATTCTGATGAACGATAAACTGCTATCTGTATTTGGAAAGACGGTTGTTTATGCGTCCGGTTTGGATTCAACGGTGGCGTTGACGGCGTTGTTCAATCAATCGTATCAGGTTCAGGCCGACGGGTTTGCAACGACGTCGGCTCTGGTCTCAACCGTCGAAGCCAGGATATCCGACCTGGGAGGCGTGCCCTCCCGCGGGGATACGTTTACCATCGATGATGTGGAATATGTGATCGACCACGTGAGCGAAAACAACGGGTTATGGGTCAAATGCATTCTGGGTGAGGTGGTGTAGTGATAAATTTCGTTGTAAACGAACAACAGCTTATCGATATTCATCGAACGTTTGGCGATATCAAAGGATCATTAGAGACAATAATTTCCAGTGGAGTCAACAGTGCTATGCGGGCAACCCGTAAAGAATCTGTTGCCCGTATTACTGATGAATCCACATTGAGTGAAGATAGAGTGTTGAAGGCATTCTCACTCTCACGGGCATCTACCCAAAAGCTGTCAGGTAAAATGAAATGCAGTCAACAGCCAATAGGTTTGATCGCTTATGGCGCTACCCGTGTGTTGGATGGCGTTGCGGTTTCGACTTTCCGGAAAGGAACGCCAAAGATTATCCGGCATATGTTTATTGGTGACATTAAAGGGGTGCAGCATGTTTTCGCCCGAGAAATTATTTACAAGAAACCGTGGAAACCATGGTTCCCTTATCGGGCTTTGCCGCGTTCGTGGCGGTATCCGCTCAAGCGGGAATCAGGCCCCAGCGCTTATGGCCTGTTTGTGATGAAAAGTATTATAGACCCGGTCGTCATTTATGCCGGACTTATACTGGCCGATCGGATATCCAAAGCATTCTACAGATATGCCCTCAAACATCCGGAAGCCTACAGTGAATTTCTGGATGATTTTTAGACTGAACAAAGGAGAACAAATGTCCACAGAAAATGCAGCATTGATGTATGAGGCCGGCCAGACCGCAGTGGCCATTACGGCGCTGACGGATGCCGGAGACCACAAGACATTTAATTCCACCGCCCGGATATGGAGCATGAAATCAGGTAAGGCTCCGGTGGTAAAAATCAACGGATTGCTGGCGGGTGGACTGGTTACACCGGCAGACAGCGGAACAAGTGACAAGATCGATGTGGCATGGGCACGGGCGAATATTGCCGGCGCGGTTGTCGATGTCAATGCATCCACGGATTTGACGGTGACACGGGGATTATCGACCGATACCCATATCATCAATTCGCTGACCATCAATTCATCGGGTGCGTTTGCGGTAATTGCCGGAACGGATGGCCCGTCATTTTCTACCAGCCGGGGAGCCGCCGGAGGCCCACCGTGGATACCGACCGGAAGCATCGAAATTGCCCAGATTAAATTGACATCGATTACGGCTGCGGCCGTAACGGAAGACGAAATCGATCAAACCGTTGGCGTCAGCCAGGAATTGGCGGACGAGATTTCCAGCATCGTCATGCCGTGCCGGGTAGCCAATACGATTTTGGGGTATGCAGGCGTTGATATGGTGTCTGCATTCTCGGCGATTCATTCAGACGATGCCGGATCGACCGTCAAATGCCGTAAGGTGTACGCCAGTTATTACACGGTTTCGTTTGCGACACTGCAGCAGGTATCCGATGTAAAAATCCCGGAGACGACACACAGCCTGTCGAGTACGCCATATTACGGCGGCGCCGTTGCGTCGATATCCCCATCTCGCACCCAGGCATCATTCACGGCCTATCTGTCGAACGGTATTGCCGATCCGTTGATCGCCCTGAAGAACAGCCGCTTATGGTTCAAGTTCTTCCCGGATCAGGATGACACCGATTACCATCTGTTCAACGGTACGCTGGGGCTGAGCCGGGCTTATCCGGCGTCTGGTGCGATATCGGCAGCCTGCACGATATCCTGTAACGATGCCGCCGAAGAAGTCAGAGGATAAACCATGCCAATTGATACCGATGCGTTTTTGGGAACATCATTTGTGCCGAGGGAAGCGGAGATTCCGCTTCCAGGTTTGCAGGCATGGTCGGATGACGGGGAAGTGCCTGTCTGGAAAGTACGTGGCTTAACCGGCCAGCAATGGTGGAAGTGCAAAGAGTCTGTCGATAACCGAAAGGATATCGTGTCGGTGATCAGCAATTTCATCGGCGGAGATGCCGAAGAAGTGACGGCGGCGCTGAAAGAACGGTTTTGCTCTGAAAGCGCTTCCGATCTGGCATTCCGGATCGAGGTACTGATTTTGGCCAGCATAGACCCGGTCTGCAACCGTGAAATGGCTGCGAAGTTCTGCAAGTATTGTCTGGCAGAATTCAAGACCGTGACGGAAGAAATCATTAAAATATCCTGGCAGGGACACCTGCCGGGAAAATGAAAGCCCTCTGGCAAAGAACGGACATAAGGGTATCTATGCAATTATGTCATGTCAGGGGGCGATTTCTTTACGAAGCCAGGCCCGATGTGTTTCCACCTTATCTTACCGTAACCGAAATCGAGTTATGGGGAGAATTCTTCAAAACGCTTACCAAATAAAGGCCGACAATGGCGGACATCACAAAGACTCTTGAAATCATCTTCAACGGAATCGATAAAAACGTTTCAAGCACTATCGATGGAATAACAGGCAAGTTTTCCAGTTTCGGTGCAGCGCTGCAAACGATTGAATCGATGGCCGAACCGTTCAGTAAATTGGCGGATTACGCAATAAAGGCTGATATGGCTTTGGCGGCCATGGCGGCCGGTGGGATCATTGCCAGTTTTGAGGCGTCAAAGAAGTTCGAGGCGGCGGTTGTCGATCTGGACAAGGTTCTGGAAAATTCCGAAGGGCTTGAGAAAGCGAAGGAATTCGCAAAAGAAACTGCCCTGGCTTATGGGGAAAGCACGACAAACGTTCTTGCGTCTGTTGCGGCCTTTAAACAGGCAGGCTTTACGATAGAAGAGGCCATGTCATTGGCAAAGGCCGGTTTGGATTTGATGATTGCCGGCGATATCTCGGCGGCAGAAGCATCGGAAAAACTGGTTTCCATCTTGAAGGGGTTTAATGCACCGGCATCGGATGCCGCACGTGTGATCGATATTCTAAATGAGGTGTCAAACAAGTACGCAACAAACGTCAAAGAGCTTGCGGACGGCATGGCGATGGTTAGCCCGATCGCTAAAACCATGGGCTTTTCGTTCGAACAAACCGCAGGTATGTTGACACCAATCATCGAAGTATTTCGGTCTGGAAGCATGTCTGCGGAAGGGTTAAGAACCGGACTGCTGAAGCTGACTGATGATTCGAAGCCGGTCACAGATGCATTGGGTGCGATGGGTATCAAACAGACGGATGTCAATGGCCAGATGAAATCCGCCAAAGAAATACTGGGTGAAGTCGCAACGAAATTTACCGGACTGACAAACGAACAAAAAATGTTTTATGCATCTCAGATTGTTGGGATGGATCAAGCCCCAAAAATGATGATCGTCTTCGACCAGTACCAGAAGGTGTTGAAAGTCACAGAAGATGCGCTGAACTCGGCCGGGAGCGCGCAGGGTGAAGTCGATAAGCGGTTATCGACATCGGAGATAGCGGTCAAGCAGTTGGGAACGGCTTTTGAAAACCTGGGCATCACCGTTGGCGAGAAATTCCGGTCGCAAGCCACGGAAGGTATTCAGGGGATGACGGAATTCCTGGCGGCTATCGATAAAGTGGTGGCTTCAGGAGCATTTGACCCGTTGTTTGAACAACTGCAATCGATGGGAACGGATATCGGTGAGTTTTTCCGTGAACTGGCAAAATCCTTTCCGGATGCCATGTCACAGGTTGATTTTACACCGTTGGTGGATGCGTTAGAAAACCTTGGGGGTGCCGTTGCAGGATTCTTCGATGGTTTCGATCCAAGTGATCCTGAAGCGGTCGCAGACGTGATCCAGACCGTCGTTGATGCGCTGGCGTTTTTGATCAACACGACAAAGGGAATGGCGGATACGTTTGCGCCGGTGATAACATCCATAATAGATAGTATCAAGAGCCTGTCGGAATCGAGCGTACAGGATCAGGAGCTGTTTGGTAATATCCTTGGAGCCGGAAAACTTGTTGTATCGATGGGCGCAGATGTTGTGCTCGCTTTGGCGGCGATGCAGGAGTGGGGCGTCAAGGCAAAAGATATTTTTGAAGTGCTGGGGGGATCGGTCAAGGTTATTTTCAATTCGCTACAGTCAGTATTCGATTTGTTTATCATAGAGTTTCTGGACGCGCTGATAATACTGAACCAAGGCGCGGCCCAGACGATGCAATCGCTTGGGTTCGAACAAATCTCAAAAAACATAGAAGAAGGAACAAAAGCTTTATATGGGTGGCGAGATGCCGTCGGGCAGGATTATCAGGCACAGATCAAAGATATCGACGACGGACTGCGCATGATGGGTGAAGGCTTCGGCATTGCCGGTTCTTCGGCGGCTGATGCCGGAGACGGAATGACTGATTTCAAGCAGAAAGCCGATGCAGCGACTAAAGACCCGATAAAACCCAAAATGGAGTTTGATCCGGCAAACTATCAGCCCGCATTGGATTTGATCAAATCGTTTGGTGACAGTGCGATCATCAAACCGACCGTAGATGAAGCGGCAACGAGAGCGGCAGGCGGGTTTCTGAAAGAGTTGATCGGCATCGATGAAAACGGATTGCCCATCTATCTGTACACGGATATCAATACATCCTCCATCGACAAAGCGAAGGCCAAGATTGATGAACTCCCCAAAGATAAAGAGATGGAAATCAAGCTTAAAGGAGAAGTCGATAAGGAGCTGACCAAAATCAAGACGAATGCCGAAACGCTTCAAAAGGCAATGGAATGGAAAGCAAAGCTGGATATCGCAAACGTCGAGGCAGGGGCTAAGATATTGGGGTCGATGTTTGAATCGGTAAATGTCGGTATCAAATCAACGACAGATTCGATCAGTAAACTCTTGACGGCCAACTGGGATGATATGGGAATATCTCAGATGATGGCGACACAATCGGAAATCGACAAGTTGGCCACATTGCGGGAGAAAGAATATAAGCTTCAGGAAAAATTAATCAATCAACAAATCGCAATAATGAAAACAAAAAACGATCTGATGAAATCGGGAAAAGGATTGATCAAGATAGATTCCACCGGCCTGGAGCCCGCCCTTGAAACGATTTTGTGGCAGATACTTCAAAAGGTGCAATTGAAAGCGAATGAAGACTCTGCAAACTTCCTGCTCGGGATAAATTGATGATATCCGCCACATTGACATCGGTTGACAGCGGGGATTCGATATCGTTTGAAATCAATCCAATACAGGAAACACGGACAAGACGGGTATCCCGCAGCGCAACGCTTGACGGCGGTTCGGTGATTACCGATGGCGGGTTTTCGGATTCGGATAGGACGTTACCTATCGAATGCGTTTATCCGTATCAAGGCATGGACGATGACCTGGCCGCAATAGCGGAAACAGGATACTCAAGGTTATCTCTGCCGAACGGTTTGTTTTTGGGGGTGATTGAATCAATTGACGCATCTGCGGACAGTGTATCGTTTTCATTTTTGGTGAGCGAGAAGATAATATAAGAAAAGGAATGACACATGACAGTTTTAGCGACAGTTCCGAACCACTACAAATATCTTTTGAAGACGGGCGCGGTGGATGAATCTTCCGATGTTTACAAAATTATTTTGATGAATTCAGCTTTCACGTTCGACAAAGACAGCCATGCCCTGTTGGCCGATGTGACGGCCAGCCAACTGACCACGGCCAACGGCTACACACAAAACAGCAAGACGTTGTCCGGGGTGACGATCACGGAAAATGATACCACCGATAAGGTAACTACTGTGTGGGATGATGTTACATGGACTGCCAGTGGAGGAGATATCGGGCCTGCGGGTGCGGCCATCATATACAATGATACGCATGCGGATAAACCCATTGCCTCATGTATCGACTTCGGGGCAGACTTCACCACCCCGGACGGGTTTTCCTTTCAAGTCCAGGCACCAGAAATTGATCTGTCATAAGCGGGGGCGATAAATGGGAACATTCTATATCGATCCGGTGTTAGGTTCAGACGCCAATGATGGTTCGGCCTGGGGGGCCAGTTACGCTTGGAAGACTATCAAGACCGGCGCCACAGCGGCCAGAATTGCCCCTGGTGATGTGATTAAAATCGCCAAGAGTCCTGATCCAACATCGGTGGGCAATGCCACATGGAATTTGAACAGCAAGACGGTCACGTTGGCCACTGCCCGTAACGCATTGATTGAGGCGTGTGATACGTCTTGGGCGGCATCTGCAAACGTCACGGCTTCCGTGGCGGCTACCACCAGAAAAGAAGGCAGCAATGAGGTGACGTTGACGATTGCTGCGAGTTTCACAACAGGCTTGATCGGGTATAAGACGTTGTCCGCTCAGTTGGATTTATCTGCGTATCAACAGGTGTCCTTTTGGTTCCGGGATAGTTTGGGCAGTGCCGCTTCTGTTTTCAAGCTCTGTCTTTGTTCCGATGCTTCCGGGGCGGTGATAGTGGATGAATTTACCATCCCGGCGATTGAGGCAGCATCCAAAGCCGTCTTCATTCCGTTCACTTTGGATAAAGGCTCAGCCCTGGGTTCCACGATTAATTCAGTGGCGTTGTATGCGTTGAGTGATCCGGGAATTCCGGTATTGATGATTGACAACATCATTGCGGTCAAAGCGGTGGGCTCGGCGGATTCACTTTCACTCACCAGCCTGATTAGTAAAAATTCGTTAGCTACTGGCGGCACTGAGCCATGGTATCCCATTCAGAGTATCAATGGAACCACGGTGCTGTTGGATTGTGCTTCAGCCAGTATCGCCACGGCGGGCAGGGGTGCCAATACGGCCACGGAAACAGTCACCACGTACAAACGGGAATGTCACCGCACCGTATCCACTACAGATTGCACTATTCAGGATTCTGGGGTGGCCGGAAGCATTATTGATTTTCAGGGCGGATATAATCCATCCACCGGGGATCAAGACGGAGAAACGTTTTGGGATGGTTTATCGACTATTGGAAATGGGATTGATTTTTCCAGCAAGAATTATGTCCGTACCAATCGCATGAATATGGTTCGGGCGTTGTTCGGGGTTTATTTTTCCGCATCTACTTATTGTGAGGCCATTGGGAATACTTTATGCGGTTGTAGTATCGGTTTGTATTGTACTGGCGGCACGCAGTGTATTGGAACATTTTTAGGATCGGTGAATAATAGTTCACACGGATTGAATGTATTGGGAACCAGCTATGCAAACTTGTTTACGATATCTCACTTGAGCAACAATTTGGGCTCAGGATTGGCGTTGGCGGCCAGTTATGCAGGGAATAAGTTTGTTCTGGGAAAAGTGAACAATAACGCTGCGGATGGTTTGAATTTTGCGGCGCTGTCTTATGATGCTATTATTTCCGCATCGGAAATCCGGTATAATGGCGCGTATGGGGCGAACTTCGTCACTTTGTCCAAAGGTATCACTATTATTGGGGCCACGATCAGCGACAATACTACAGCGGGCATATATTATCCCACGTTGGGGAATAATAACCTGCGGGGATGTACGTTGAGCGATACTACCAAGGTCACTGGGCATGTAGCTTTCGGCGGATCCCGGTTGGCATCGGACAAGCAGGACGGCTCATCTGTCAACAATTACCTGTACACCGATGGCGGATACATAAAGTCCCAGAATTCCGTCCGGCATACGGCGGCGGATATTGCCTGGGCGTTGTATCCCACCAGTGCCAACCGCAGTGCATATTATCCATTGGTGATGTCGTTGGCCAGACTGGCGGTCAACGCCAATGCTCAGGTCACGTTCACCGCGTGGTTGTATCGGAGCAATGCCGGGTTGTCCGCTTATTTGAGGTGTCGGGGGTTGCAGATATCCGGGGTGGATACTGACGTTTTATCTTCCGATATGACGGTGGATGGTTCGTGGGAGCAAAAATCCATCGTTTTCACGCCCACAGAAATCGGCGTGGTGGAAATTGAAGTGATCGCTTATGGCGGGACAGCGTATTATGCGGTGGTGGATGATATAGATTATCTTCAGGCTTGATTGATATTGTTATGACACTACCAATAAACACGGATTTGAAAGGGCTGGCTTTTTCCTACGGGGGCCAGCCGTTTACCGATGCGGCGATCAATATTTCGGGATTGCAAAGCCTGAAAATCCCATTTCAGGGGATGCCCTTTGCCGGGGCGGTGAATGTTCGGGGTCGAGACATACCTTGTACTTGGGTGGATATCGCTATCCAGTCTCAGTCCGGTTCGGTGTCGTTTTTCCCGGCCTCGGTTTCTGCGGTCACCCCCGTAATGAAACCGTTGGGGTTGGTGCGGGACGCTTTGCCTTTTGTGGAAGATGCTACACAGTTGAGTATTTCCACGAAAGGGTTACAGTTATCGTTTGAGGGGCAGCCTTTTGTAGTCACCAGGGTGCTGCAGGCCACGGTAACGGAAGTCGTTGTCCCGGCGGCTGTGATTTCTGCGGTTGCTTCTGTGGGTGTGCCCTGTTTTTCCATTCCTTCTGTTATCGGGCAAATAAATATTATTGCCCGTGATAGTTCGGTCTCGGTAAGGGATCAAAGCGTTTTGATCGGGTCTGCACCTGCAAACTTATCCGCCATTTCTTCCGTGCTGGGCATAGTTTGTATCATCGGAGCATATCCGGCGCAATGCTTGGCTGAGTCTTCGGTTCCAGGTATTTCTCAGTTTTGTATAATTACGTCTCCACCTGCGGTTGCTTCGGTTAAACCAAATTACGATCAGATGGTATTGATATCCGCACCATCCCCGCCGGGTGTGCTGTCTGTGGACAGCCTGGCTGATGTGCTGATGGCTATTTCGCCCATCAAAGCGGAAATCTTTTTAACCAGCCTGGTGCAAGGCACATCTTCTTTTGATTCATTGCGCGGGTTCCGTCGGGTTTTCGAATGCGTATTGTCTTTGGATGGCCAGTCGGATGTGGTGGTGCCGATATCATCGTTTACGTCACGGCAGCGGGCCGGAGACCCCAGTTATTCGGAGGTGATCATCCCAGGGCTGGCAGCGATAAATGATGTACTCGACCGGCAGACCGGGACGTTTACGGTATCGGTGCTGATTGTTAAATCCGGGGTGACACACCAGCGGGAAATCTTGTTTGCGTGCGACATATCATCTGTGTCGATCACCGGGAACAATCGGGATCAGCAGATCATGTTATCTGGATACCGAACATCTGAGGCTGCCGGGGTTCCGGCGGTGATACCGGTTTCTGGGGTGATTTATCGGTCTTTGAGTGGTGGGCTTATCACCCTGCGAAAGCCTGAAGCGGATTTGTATATGCGGCCTGGGGACACGGTGCAGTATGACGGGGATGAGTTTATTGTGGGGTTGATTACGCTGTCGTATTCGGCAGTTTTCGGATCATCGATGGAAATCATGGAGTCTGAAGAATGACGGTCACTTATTTTTCGGATGATTTGCGGAACATAGTACCCTATATGTCTGATTACACATTCCGTGATGTAACTGTGAGCGCTTCCGGAGAAAATGAAGGGTACGAAGCATGGAAAGCCTTTGACCGGTCGGTGGATGGATCAAATAATTATTGGGCGATCGATGGCACCCGGTCTGCCTGGATCATGATAGACCTTGGGGTCTCAAGACTGGTGAAATCTTATGGGCTGACATCCAATCCACGGGTTGGAGACGCCTTGATCACTTGTAACATGATGCCTAGAGACTGGCAGTTTCAAGGCAGTTATAACGGTGTTTACTGGACGACGCTGGACAGCCAAACGTATAAAACATGGGATGATTTTATACAGATTCGTGAATTCACGATAACAAATCCCTCTTATTATAGATATTATCGGCTGAATATCACATCGAACTACTGGGAAGACATCACAGGTGTTGGGGAATTTTCGCTTTTTGGAGACGGTAAATGCGTCGTGAGCCCGACGGGGCTGGTCACCCTGATACCGTCGGTTTCAGGTGTCGATGCATCAGAATTCAGTGGATTGAATAAAAACGGTGTGATTGCTGTTTTAAAACTTCCATCTGCAGAACTTTCTTCAATGTTTTTGCCCATCAGCTCTTTTTCTGTGCGCAGGGAAAGCGGTGCTGTCAAATATATACAGGTGGTGGTGCCTGGTAAAGACCTGGTTGAAAGCATTGCCGATCGATCTGATGGAATGATCAGCCTTTACAGCGTGATAAATGACAATTGCTTGAAAATGGGGGAGCTGTCTATCACATCGCTGCGTTACGATGAAGGGCCTAACAGTCAATCCATCACATTGCAGGCGGCGGCATAATGGGTAAAGGCCAAATTATATCGGGGGGGGAAGCTGGTCAGTATTCCGTCAAGCTGCTCTATAAACGGGACAAGGCACTCAAAGCGCTGGAACGCATCAACGGCTGGATTGCCATGCGGGAAGAACAAATTTATGCGCTATGGTATAACGACCCTGAAAACAAATTACCCATGCTGAAATTGGCGCTGGCCTCGCTGAAGAAATGGAAAGAATATTATGAATCGATACCCGAAGACCCGACCATTGACGCATGGTGTGCGGATTATTCGGAAGAATTGAGCGGTGAAGTCGGTACTATAGAAATCAATGGGGATATCGATACGGTAATCATCCGGCCGGGGTATGACGACAGCGCTGTTTATGATCAGGAAACCGACGGGCAGTTGCAGCATATAAAGGCCATGACGCCGGAGCAATGGTTCTACAATGCCGCCATGAAACCGGGATGGCAGAAATGGATGCCGACATTCCGAACGGGCGTTATCACCTATATCGAAGATGATGTATGCACGGTGTCACTCGATAGTGCCCAGGCCCAGATCGTGAATGCCGGGTCTAAATCCATCAACGAGTCATCTACCTTGTACGATGTTGAAATTGATTACATGGACTGTAATGGGAATGCCTTTGAGTCCGGCGATCATGTGGTGGTGATGTTTTCCGGACAGGACTTTGACAGCCCGAAGGTGGTTGGTTTTGTCGATCATCCGGAGGCGTGCGATCGTAATTTATTGGTTGTCCGAGTCGAATTTCATGATCTTGATTCAGCCCAGGATTCGCCTCCATATTCCGTGCAGCGTTATGATTACGATCAAGACTTGATAGCTGCGTTTTACGGCCAATTATATATAAACAGGACACATCTTTATGAAAGCGGTAAAAATGCTTTTTTTGTGTGGGATATAGATGCAAACGATTATGCAGATGAAAAACAGAAGGTGTATTGGGTTGATCCAAATGACCCGGATAAAATAAAGCATTTTTTGAAAAGAACAGATTATCCTTTCATTACAAATATCGATGGGAACATCCTGTCTGAATGGGAAAGTAGAACGCCAAGTATTTTAAATAAATTATATGAATTTGAAGAGTTGATTACAAATCACAATACAGGAGACCCGATGGATTCATTCCCGGATGCCATATATTCTGGGCCTCCTAGCATTGAACACTCAGTATCTGGAAGTTATGTCGGGCCGTCTTGTATGAGCGGTTTTTATAGTGGATGGCATTTCGGTGAAGACAATAGCTTTGCTGATGGAGAAATGAATCATACAATTTGTTCAAAGTTGATAGGTAATAAAGCATGTAGTTATGGAAATGAAAACTGGGATGAAATCGATGATTTTATAATGGATGGTACATCAATCTCCAGTTTCCACAGGTCTTTTGATTATATATATGCCCTATCCAATACATATATAAATAATTCCGCCTATTCTTTGACTGCAAAGTTAAATCCTATATCGGATGTTATATGGAACTATTCCAGGGCGTCTAAAGTTTTTTGGGATGTTGATACTGAGACTACTTTTGATAGAATCGTAAATGGTGATTTCATAAAGGTTTTCGGTGGCGATTCATTCATTTCAAAGTCTCATGCAGTACAGATTTACACTTACCGTGGGTACAATCGAAATACGTTTGCCCAAACTGCAAAGCGTGACAAATTAACTGGATTGTTTAGCGTATCCGAAAGAAATAATGCTCTTGAAATAGCGTGTAAAACATTAATTGATACGTTGTCTCCTTTATATGAGGAAAGATTTGCGTATGACTACGGTAACTCTGAAGGCTCTTATTTGGGTGATGCCTTCCAGCCCGCAGCGATTGAATTGAAAGCAGAATATTTCAAAGGCCAAACCACCAAACAAGGCATGCTTGATTTACTGGATGAAAAACGGGAACAACTCTTCACATGACCGCTGTCGCATTAATTGGAAATAGTTATTGCAGAAGTTCTGCTGCCGTAAAAATTGAATTCTTCTTGCGGTTGGGCGTGATCCAGCACGAAAACGAAGATGGCAGCCCTTGCGATTATGGAGGGAGAAGTGGTGGAGAAAATTTAGCACTTTACCCTAAAGGAACAACGCTTGACGAGGTGGTTGATGCATGGATGCAGTCTCCCCACCATCGAGAAGTGATCATGACCAAAGATTTTCTATACGCGGGATATGCCTCTGGGATTTACCCGGAAAGCACCACGAAACTGATCATGGGACCAGGGCAGTTTAACCCGGATACCGGAGCATATACGACAGAACCTTATGAATACACCATCCCTGAAGCACTTCGGGGAAAACTGGTGTGTTATTGCTTACGAATGACGGCAACGGAGTGATTAAACCATGCAATGTGTCAAAGCCAACGTGCCCATCACCATCATCGAGGGCGGCACCTACGACAAAACATTCCGCTGGGAAGCCGGCGGATCGGTGGTAGACCTGACCGGTTACACCGCCGCTTTTTCGGTTCGCACAAAATTAACATCGGCAACGGCTGTGATATCGATCACCACAGCGGCATCATCCTGGTCGGCAGACGCAGACAGCGGCATCTACATCGATGACCCGACCAGCGGGGAATACCGCGTCTATGTCAACGACACCGACACGTCAAATATTTTGAGCGACCACAAAGACACGGCTGGGGTCTATGACTTGTTTTTGTACAGCGCAACAGGAGAGGCCGTATTGAAACAATATGGCAAAGCCACCTTACTTGCAGCCGTAACGAGGGCATAACATGAGCGATGAAGACGTACAGGTAATCTATACCGACACAGATGAAACGGTGGAGACAATCACCATCATCGATATTGGCCCCCAGGGGCCACCCGGAGAGCAGGGCCTGCCAGGAGAACAAGGCCCCCCTGGGGAATCGGTGTCAACCGGATCGACCATTACATGCAGCACAGAGTTGACCTTGAGCGGCCACCGGTTCGTGGTGCTGGATAACGACTCTGCTGTCTATGCCGATTGCACTATTGCCGACCATGCACACCGAGTGGTCGGGATGACGACCGGGGCCAGTAATGCCGGCAGCGTGTCGGTGCAGACCAGCGGAGAGCATGAAGAGCCGACGTGGAGCTGGACGCTGGGCATCCCGGTTTTTTTAAGCACCACAGGGCTTATGACACAGACACAGCCGGTTTCTGGGTTTGTGCTGATTATTGGTTTTCCTGTTTCGGCGACAAAACTTTTTATAAAAATTCATCAACCCATAATTTTGATATAGGAGAAGTAAAATGGCTGCTAAAAAATATCTGAAAAATAATGTCGGAACGATCACCGAAGAATCCGCAGTTTCCACGTCTGCCGGGGCAGGAGATGATGGCAAAATCGTAGCTTTGACTGCTGCTGGAATTTTGGATAGCACAATCGTTAACAGCAAAACAACGTCTGCCGGTGCGGGAGATGCTGGAAAAATTCCTGCATTGGGCGCGACAGGCAAACTCGATAATTCATTTATGCCGAGCGGGATTGGGGCGGATACGGCGTTGATCGCAGCAAGTGAAGCGCTGGCAGCCGGTGATGTGATTAATATTTATGATTCAACCGGGGCAAAATGCAGGAAAGCCGACGCATCAACAGCGGGCAAGGAAGCGCATGGGTTTGTTCTGGCTGCCGTTGAAAGTGCCGCGAACGCCACAATTTATTTCGAAGGAACAAATGATCAGGTAACAGGATTAACTCCCGGTCGTCAATTCCTGTCTACAACCCCTGGGCTGTGTACTGCGACAGCCCCATCAGGATCAGGTCAAGTTGTGCAGAGGGTTGGATTTGCCACTGCCACAACGAGTATGAATTTTCAATCCCAAACGCCTATAGTGCTGGTGTAATATGACTGATAAACGGCCTCTCTGTAATTACTCCGGATCAATTAAGGAGATGCTTGATGGGGATACTGTGGTCGGCCATGACACCTACCACGGCATCGAAGCAATCGGCGCAATTGCCTTTGATCCATCTACGCATATCCTATCAATCGCGAGCGTGACATACTGGTATGCAGGCACGTCTTACACATCTGCAACGCAGATATCCTGTGATCTGGATTTAACGACTGATCGGGATCACGCAAGCGCAACTCTGACAACAAACACCCTGTATTATGTGTACTTTAAGGACGCGACTGGAAAATTCTACTGGTCTCCGACGATGTGGAATTTACAGACGACTGTCCCGGTGGCAACAGTTTTCTGGAACGGTTCAGCCGGGTCATTGTCGAAAGAGGCGCATGGGTACACGAGGAATCTTGACTGGCACACATGGGCGCATTTGACTGTTGGGGCACGGTATGGGGGCGGGCTTAACGTCACCTATCCGACAACAACAGTTGACGGGTCGCTGCAAATCGAATCAGGTACGATCTATGATGAGGATTTAACAGTAACCATAGGCCAACAGACGACCATGAGGGGATGGTACAGGCCGTCTGCCGGGGCCTGGACGTTTTTCGATTATGCGCTGCCATTTACAGGCACAGCCGGTGCGCCGGAATATCTCAACACAGGTACATATGCGCTGACAACATATGCCAGCAATAGGTATGCTTGTTTTTGGGTATTCGCTACGGGCGATGTGGATCGGCCTATTGCTGTTGTCCCTACACATGCTGCGGCATCGTACAGTACCGTAACGACTGCAAGGGCAGAATCCCAACCGACAGTGACAGGTGTCAACCCAGAATGGAAATTGATCTATCGTTTTATTTACCTGGGCGACGGACAGTTTGTAGAGTCTACTGACTACCGGCTGCAAACGTCTCTTGCTGGCGCTGTATCAAGTTCGACGACCGCCGGGGCTGTATCGTTTACGCCTCATGGTAATATCGCGTCAACGACTGTTCAAGGGGCTATTGAGGAATTGGATGCAGAGAAAGCACCTGTTATGCTGACAGGATTTACATCTGGCGCAGGTGTCGTCGCTGCTACGGATACAGTTTTGACGGCAATACAAAAACTTGATGGCAATATCGCCGGGATAGATGTGGGCGCAGGATTGTTTGAAGTTGACATAGATGGCGGATTAATGCCGGTAACTGATAGCTTGACAGACGAATATTACGAATTGGATGTTAATGGCGATATCCAGCCAATAGCAGTTTAGGAGGAATAATGGCAACTAGAAACATAGTCGCTCGCGCAAATAATGAAGGCGGGATAGGGACAACAAGTAAAAAATGGGCGAATGTTTGGGCAACTCTGGTTAATGCTTTGTCGTTTACAGCTCAGTCAACTGGCTTTACAATTGCTGGTGGAACCACATCTAAAACATTAACAGTAGATGAAACTGTAGCATTATCAAGTAAAGCTAATTTGTCTGATGTTATAGCACTTACAATAGCTTTGGGAGGATGAAATTAAATGGCAAATACTTTTAAAAACTTCAGAGCTACTTTAACAACCAGTGGTGTTACAGCATATACCGCAGGCACAGGCGTAACCGCTATTGTACTGCATTTGCAAGTGGCCAATGTGGATGGAACAAACTCAGCAGATGTGACGGCACGTTGGACAGATGATAGTAATTCTGATGCAGTTACTCGACTGGCTAACACTGTTCCCGTACCAGCAGATACAAGCATATCTGTATTGATAGGCAAACTTGTATTGGAAGCCGGTGACACTATTGTTGGTGTGGCAAGTGCTGATGGTGATCTGGAACTGTCTGGAAGCGTATTGGAGATTAGCTGATGCAACGGATTCCACATGACGCAACTAAATATCGGAATAATCCTGTTGAGCTGGTGAATATTGCGAATAGGCAAAGAATCGGATACTGTAATGCAATAGATAGTTACACAAAGCTATTACTACACATGGACGGTACAAACAACAGCACATCATTTGTTGATGAATGCGGACGATCTGTATCTGTTGAGGGTAATGCAAAAATAGTAACCGCAACAAGTAAATTTAATGGTGCGTGTGCTTACTTTGATGGCGATGGTGATTATGTATATGTACCGAATTCAAGCGATTTTAATCCTGGATATTCTGATTTAACATGGGATTTCTGGGTTAAAAGGTCTGCAATAAATACAACGATGTATGGTATGGGACAACAAAATGACACAACAGATGAGCAGTATTTTAGATTTAATATTAATAATACTTTACATTTTAGGTTAACAACTCCCTATTATCTTGCCACATCAGCAACAATTACAGATACGACAACATGGCATCATGTCGCTATTGTACGCCACAACGGAATAGTTAAGATATATATTGATGGTGTTGCTGACTCTAATACAGCGGATTTCACAAACGCTAACGGAATTAATTTTATAAGTAATTTTTCAGTTGGAAGAACCGGCAATTATGCATCCGATAATTTTAATGGGTACTTAGACGAAGTCAGGGTGTCAATCGGTATAGCCCGCTGGACTGCAAACTTCACCCCTCCCACTACACAGTACGTTGCATATAATAACTACATAGGAGCATAAAATGTACCTATACAACAACACAGAACAATACGAAGTTATCCCGGAGCGCATTAGACTCCCAGACGGTCGCACACGAACCGCGCTTCACGAACTAACAAAAGCTGAACAAGAAGCTTTGGGGCTGTTTGAATACGCCGATGTAACACCTGCGTATGACACCTATCTTCAAGAATTTTCTGGCAATAAAATTTTTGACCATGAAAATAAAACATTCATCCGAGATGTTGTCGGAAAGAATCCAAGCGTTATCAAACAAGGACTTATTGATGCAATCCAGTCCTATCTGGACAAAGAAGCACAAGCACATTTCTACGACGGCATTCTGAGCCTGTGCAGCTACGCAACCAGCACAAACCCAAAGTTTGGCCCCGAGGGGCAGGCCGCTGTAACCTGGCGGGATGCTTGTTGGTCTGTCGGATATGCTGTTTTGGCTGATTGTGAGGCAGAAACAAGACCCATTCCAACTGTTGATGAACTATTGGCTGAGATGCCGGTGATGGTTTGGCCATAAAAAGGAAAAATAAATGCTCATACAAGAACTTAAAGAAATGTTAGATAAGTTGGATAACTTCCAAACTTTTGGAAAATGCGTTGACTGCGGAATTGATGTAATAATCAGTGCCGGAAAATTTGATGATGGGGATATAGCTATCACAGGTGGGGCATTGTATAAGCCTCAAGAGTCATACGGATACGGCAAAACTTACGTTTGTAAATGCGACAAGTGTTTTGCTGTCGATTCAAAATTGCATCAGCGGACAGAAGTTTACACCAGGTGTGTCGGGTATTTGCGGCCAGTTAATCAAATGAACCCTGGCAAACTCTCAGAAATAGATCAACGAAAAATGTTTAACATGTCCACCGTTTAAGGAAATCAATTCAATGCCTGATATAAATGACAGCACAGTGGTACTCGGACGGCGTGAATATGACAGGCAGTTGAATCTAATAGATAAAAAAATTGATGATCTGACTACGAGCATGGCTGAAATGTCGAAAACATTGCAGCAGTTGGCTATCCAAAACTATCAAATACAAACGCTACAGTCCATGCAAAACGAAATGAGAGGGGATATTAATTCCCTGGAGGAAAAGACACAGAAGTTAATAGGCCATTCTGTTTCGTATTCTGTGGATTTCAAGGCTCTTAAAGCAAATGTGACAATCCTTTGGGGATTTTGCACCACGGCATTGCTGGGAATATTGGGTGCATATATCAGTCATATGATCAGCGGAGGTGGCAAATGAAAACTATCCTCGTTATTGATGATTCAGATTATGCTAGAAAAACTGCAAAATTCTTACTTCAAAAAGAATACAATGTAATCACTGCGGTTAACGGGATTGACGGTCTCGAAAAAACAATAGAACATAAACCGGACTTGATTCTGATCGATATCCTGATGTGCGGAATGGACGGATTTGAAACATGCAAACAATTAAAAGCGAGCGAATTAACTAAAAATATCCCGGTGATATTTGTCACGTCAATGTCAGAGAGAACGACTGAGGGAGCGGGATTAAGCATGGGAGCGGTGGACTACATCAGTAAGCCGTATGACGGAAAAGTGTTTTTGCATCGAATAAAAAACGCTTTGAGAAAGGATACAAATGACTCTTGATGAAATAAAAAACTCTATCAAGCAGGAAGAAGGTTGCAGACTGAACGCATATGCCGACACTCGGGGCAAGCTGACTATCGGATATGGGCATTTGCTACGATTAGGATCATCCATCCCACAGGCAGCGGCAGATGTTATTTTTGATGCAGACTTCGCGCAGGCAGTAGCCGGTTTCGACGAACTGAATCTTGATCTCGATCCAGGAAGAAAAGCTGCAATTATAGATATGATTTTTAATTTGGGAATCGGTAAATTTAAGATGTTTTCCCAGATGATCAAACATTTGCAAAATAAGAACTGGATACAGGCAGCGTATGAGTTGATGAACTCACAATATGCAAAGCAAGTCCCAGAACGAGCAAAAAGGAACAGAGATAGATTGCTGAGGGGATATTGAAATATGGCTGATACGGAGATACCATTAGAAAGAGGCTTGCGCTATTTTTACGATGTTCAGAATGAATTTGAACGCCGCCTGAATGTGTCTTAGAGGATTTTGATGTGTTTGAATTATTAAGGGATAAAGGAGCAAGTTACTGATGGATGATACACTTTTACGATTCCTGAAAGACAATATCATTACTCTTTATGTCGGCTTGACTCTATTGAAAGGAATTGCAATGGCAACGCCCTGGGCTAAGGATGACAAGATCATCCAGTTGTTTGACACAGCTTACAATGTGTTATCTCAAGCCGTTGCTTCCTTTAAATTAGGCAAGCCAACAAAAATACCAGAAATAAAAGAAATCGAGGGATAAGATGCTCGAAGATAGACCTCCAGGAAATGAAGAAAAGATAAGTATCACGGTAGATTTATTGGCAGCATCCAGATGGTTTAAGAATCGAAATAAGAAGGAGGAACAACCATATGACAGCAACCACAGTATTAGCACTATTAAATGCCTTGCCGAGCCTTCTGAAATTGATCAGAGAATTGATGATATCCTTGCAGCAGGAAATGGGAGCAGGAACAGGGGTTGAGAAGAAGAATGTTGTATTGGCAGTTGTGGAGGGAGTTGTGGGAAACGAGGATGTTTGGAGCAAGGTGAAGGGAATTTTCTCATGGACGATTGACTGCATTGCTTTATTTAAACCGAAAGGAATTTAATATGAAACGATTCTGGATAATCGCTATATTAACTTTGGTACTGGCCGTTTCTGCCGGTGTATGGGTTGCCGGTGTGCAAGCGGCTGATGATCAATTTGTATGTGGCAAAACCTACACCCTATTTTTCAACGAGGTCACCTATCTCATCAAATTTGTCAACTCCGCCCCCGAGCTGCCCTGCACATCCGGAACCGTCACATTGAGCTGGCAAGACAAACGCGAGTTCAGCGAATTTAGCATCAACAGCAAATACATTATCACTGCCCCCGATTTTGGCAAATTCTGCGTTGATGGCCAAACCCTCTATTTTCTCGACTCGGCAACCCTGGTCATGACCGAATATTGATATCCATTATTCGGTCAATTTGTCTGATAAATCATTTTATCAAAAAAAACTGAAAGAACATTCGGGAATTTCAGTAACGTTCTGTTTTTATTTGGTCGGGACGACTGGATTTGAACCAGCGACCCCAGCGTCCCGAACACAGATATCCACCCTTATCATCCTGTTTTATTTATCTTTTTCATCATCGTATTTTGGTAAATCATTTGATTTATCACCCGGTAAATCATCTGATTTACCATAATCCAGACCGGGCAACAGGTCAACAACTGCTCGATGCATTCCCTGGTTGGTGTGCTGGTAAATTCGCAAGGTGGTATCGGGGCGGGAATGGCCCAGGATTTCAGATGTTGCTTTCAGGTCGGCGCTGTTTGCAAGCACCATCGAAGCGAAAGCGTGCCTGAAGCTGTACAGCGGCAGCCTCCGGGTGATCCCTGCCCTGCGTTTGGCTGAAGCGAAAGACTTCTTCAGCGAGGCTACAGGCTGCCCATGATACTGGATGATTTCATTTTCGTGGCCATCGAGCAAATGCCATTTTTTAAGTTGATCCAGGAATGTTTCGTGAAGCGGAACAATTCGAGACCTGATCCCGCCTTTTTTCGCCGATCGAATCAATATCGTTCGGTTATCCCATCCGATGTCTGACCATTTTATCCCAAACAATTCACTGGCGCCTGGGCGAAGGCCGGTATAGTAGCAGATGCTCAATGCCCGAACCAGGTGATCAGCGGCATGGGCCATAATTTTTTGTGCTTCTTCCTGGCTGGGGGGGATGATTATTTCATCGTCACGTTTTGGCTTTTCGTACCCTGCCAAAGGATTTCTGAGCAGATATCCGCGCTTAACACTCCAATTGAGTATCGCCATGATATCCGATAAATCACGGTGCACTGTGCTTTTGCTTTTGCCTTCGGACAGTCTGGATTGGACATATTTATCAATACGGTCATGCGTGATATTAACAGCCTGTATTGCGCCCAGAGCGGGAAGGATAACGGCGTCCAGTTTGTATTTCAAAGCGTTTTTCGTTGATTGCTGCATGTGGATCGCACGGGCTGTAAAGTATGCATTGGCCAGTGTGACAAAATATGGGGATAATGGTTTATCTGGTTCGCCACTGCGGTGGTATTCATTCAGATTGAGCTGTTCGTTTCGTTCACGTGCTTTCTTTTCTGCTTCGAGGCCTCGGCCGAAATACTCTCTGAGATATTTTTTGCCGGATCGGTATGCGACGATCCAGCGGCCGTCTTTGAGTTGGTGGACGCTCATGATTGATGATTTTTTTGTCGTGTGATAGGTTGATCTTATGAAAAAGATAACTTCGAAACTGGAACAGGTAAATGCATCGTTGATCAATCACATCATCTTTTGGATTGGGTTGTCGGTCGTTTTCATCGGGTTTTTCATCCAGCAGTCAGATTGGCGGAATATCTGCATCAGCGTAGGGTGTTCATTGATTGCCAGCTCGATCGTATCATATCTGACGTCGAAATATCTGATCCGGATCAACACTGTCAAAAACATCATCGAGCACTGGGGGCTGGTTGCCATATACGAAACCCGGCAGGAAATGAACCGGAAGTCTGACGAGCTGTTCCCGTCTCTTGAAAAGAAGCTGGATATCGTTGCCTGGGGATTGAAGTCGTTTAGAGACGGAAAGGGCAAGATGGTTGAGGCCAAGGTCAAACAGGGTTTGAAGATTCGAATCATTGCTCCGCATCCAGATTCAAAGTTTGTGGTTCAGCGAGAACATGACGAAAAAGAAATTTCCGGTCAAATTCGACAAACAATCATCCACCTGGGGGATTGGGTGGATGGATTGAAAAAGACAGCCCAAAATGAATCGGATATTGAAATTCGATATTACAACAGCCTTCCGGAAGATTTCTTTTTCAGAATGGATGATCATGTTTTTATTGGGCCTTATCGGTACGGGATATCCAGTCAGCAAACCATATCTTATGAATTCAAGGGGCCGTCGAATGGGTTCAGGGATTATGTGGGGTATTTCGAGCGGCTTTGGAATGATGGGTTGACATGAATAAAAGTGCTTTTAACAAATTGCCTGCCTCAAAAAATCATCTTCATGCATGATTGTGATATCTTTTCCTTCCTTTTGCAATTTTATTGCGGCCTCAATTTTCCTACCATAAGTTGAATAGGCCCAGCACGGTGAGCTTTGGGCGCCGATAACCAGATAATTGACCATAGACGAAATATTGTCTTTTGGGATGCCTCCCAAAGATATGACAATTTTATTCAATTTAGACCTGGAGCCATAGCGTGCTGGGCCAGTGAAACAAAAGTAATTGTTTTTGAAATCGATAGAAACATCTCGATTGCAATAAAAGGTAAATGGCCTAAAAACTGCGCAATTGGTTTTCATCCAGTTTTCTTGGTAAATTTGGTCTTGTATCACTGCATCTGGAATAATGGTCTCTGTAAATTCAGAGCAAAATTGATAAAAGATATTTCGTTCCTGCGCTGTAATCTTTCCGTCTTCAAGAATATAATCAACAAGTGTGATAAAATCACAAAAGGGCCAAATATCTTTGAATGTTTTATAATCTTCAAGCCATGCTTTGAAGTTAATTATTTCTTGGTCAGTAACATTACCGTCAATTGCAATTCCATGAACAGCACCATGAAGCATTCGGATCGCTCTTGTCGCGTATTCTTCTGGGATGTGGCATTTACCGCTATAATATTGGCACCAATCATATAATTCATTAAGTTCGTCTTCTGTGATTACTCCATCTGCAAGTATTTTGTTCAACAATAATATTGTTGATTTGAACGGCTCACGATAATGCAGGTATTCATTTTCCATAATCCATTGATACAAATTACTTATCTCTGAATCATTTATTTTTTTATCGATGGATATTCCGATTAAAAGACCTTTTAATCTTTCAGTTGTCCTGCAAACTTCAGATAAATTAATAGATTGATGCATTTTGCCTCCGAGTTTGATTTATTCGCCAATAATCAAATATCTAACAAAATCATCTTGAGACATTGTCAGGTTTTTTCTTGATAAAATTTTTCTTTCTTCGATGTTGTAAATTGTTTCCCAAAAATACACATATCCATGATCTCTTTTTTTATTTCTATTACTTGGAGTTGCGCTGGATGCATTTTGGATTTGAATGTAATGATCTTCACAATGATTCAATTTCAAATCAGAAACATCCAGGTTGAAATAAATAACGTCGCCAATATCGAAAGCAAAAGCGCTTTCCTGAGTCCATGTTAATATCGACTCCTTGTTTTCTATTCTTTCTGTCATCGCTATATCAAGTGCACGGTTAAAACATGATGGAACAATAAATTTCCATCTATTTGTTATATTATCGTTTGGGTCTTTCAATAACTCTAAACTTCTAAATTCTCTCTTCGTTTTTTGTTTAATCAATTTTTCCAATAACTTTACTGAAGAATTTTGAATTTTACTTTCTCTCATAATTATAACCCCACCGATATTTCAACATCTGCATATTCATTCCAGTAAACAGCAAACCAGTCATCCCGAAACAAGACGATAAAAACGTTCGTTACCACTTGGTAGTCACCCCTATGCAACATCCGTATTCTTGGTAGGTGTGGCGCAATGCCACAAAATCCACCGACCATCCGGCGGCCTTTCTGAACTACCCGCTGCCCTCCAGTGTTTTTAGACGATCCTCCAATAATTTAATTTTCCTATTTTGATTTGTTACTGTTTTTTCGAACGATGCAATTCTAACAAATGATGTGAGATTTGCTTTTATTGATGCTATCAGTCCTTCGTCTTTTGATTCAATTATTGCAGCAAGATCATTGTGCATTGCTTCATATTCTGGATTTTTTTCTTGTATTTTATGCGGAAACTTAATGACATTTATATTCCCGTTACTGTTTGATATTTTTTTCAATCCAATCATTACGTCATATTCGATACCTATTATCTCAGCGATTTTTCTCCTTGTTTCCTCATCACTAGATTTTCTTTCAGCAAGTAGATTGGATAATTGTGACTGAGATATTCCAATTCTTTTTGCAAGGTTTTTTAAATAAGACTTTTCTGAGCCAGCATTCTTATCAGTATATTTTTTTAATGACTGACAAAACTTTTTTTCCAATTCAGTCAACATAATTTTCACCTTGAAATATTCTAACATAAGATTATTTTTCGAAGCGAAAAATATTTCTTGACATTTAATTTTCGATATGAAAAATTAGCGTCTATGAAAAATACAATTAAAATCGAAATAGGCAGGCAAGTAGGAATAGCTCAATCAACCTTGTCAAATATTTTGAATGGCAGGAGGAGGCCGTCTTGGAACGTCGCCAAAAAACTTGCCAATGTTACCGGATCATCCCCAGTCGATTGGATGGAAGCAAATCCAGACAGCCTAAAAAAAATCATCAACAACATCACCACGGAGGCCCCCCATGACATCTGATCAAAAAATGACCTGCCTTGTTGAAGTGATGGTTAAGCATGCAGTTCATGAGACTTTTCTGGATGGTGGTTTACTGGAAACTTTGGGGTACAGCTTTGAAGATTACGACTTCGAGTGGTCGAAAGTATTCATACGGTTTATGACCGATCCAGATGATGATGACGAATGGGAAGCCATTGAGAACAAGTGTGAAGCTATCGGACGGGAGTGTTTTGTAAGTACCCTGGGCAAACTGAGAAAAGCCCTGGTGATGATTGAGACTGCGCTGGGGTAGGCCGCTAGATTCTGCCGTTGGGCGAATATCAAATGAAAAGGAAATATCAGATGTGTAATGAAAATTCACTAAAAAACACCTTATCAACTAGCATTGGCGTATCTGTTGATGAAAAATTGAAGATTCTTGAATTGGCTATCTCAATGACTAATTCAATTAAAGATGTAGAGTTAAATTATTTAAAGATGTTGGTTATGATTTATCATCCTGAATCTCTTCTGCAAGACGAACATACGTCTTGAAGAAGTCTTCAAGAACCATTCCTGGAGTGACTCTTTCAGATGAATTTTCAGCATATTTTTTTGCAACTTCTACGGCAATATTAAGTGCTGTAAATTTTTGGTCTTTTGATAACATTTTGTCTCCTTTATACATCAATGCCAGTTCTGACATTCATTACAATAGCCATAAATGCCCAACAAGTTAAAAAGGTAAAAAGATGACGTGCAGTAAATGCATATTCACAGGTGAAACAATGAAAATTTCGAACCAGTTGAATATCAAAGTTGATGATCGAATGCTTGGTATCATCAACACTGCTACCAACAATCTTGACTGTACTCTGTCTGAGTTCATTCGTACCTGTATCGAGATTGGAACACCCATCATCATGTCGCATCCTGATCTGATGCGATTATTACCTTTTCGATCTTCAACGGAAATAAAAAAAGCGTAATGTTTTTGTAATACACAAAGGGGTGGGTGAACATGGAAATCTTGCAGTCACAAATGTTGTTACAGTTAATTCACAAATTCAAAAGCGATTTGGCTGTATTGGAGCGAGAAATTTATGCGACTATCCCACAAAAGAAAGAGAGAAAAATTAACGTGGTCTTGATTGATCCAGATACAGGCAAACCTTTTGAACGTAAAACGAAGATAACAATTCGTAAGAACAAACGTAAAACACTCAATCAATCCCCCAGTACCCCCTCATGATGCAACCAAAAAAATATCCAAAGGTGGATGTGGTGACATTGATCTGTCATGTCGATCGATGGGTAAGGCATGGGTCCTCTCTCGGGATTGATTGTTACGGCGGCAAAAGGCCCGTCTTTTTTGTCCGGGGAAGGTCTCTTTTGGTTTGGAAATTTGGAATATGATAACCACAACATATAGTGTAATAACAATTTGATACGCAAAATATATGAATTCAATTGAAGATATTCAAAGAATGATCGCTGAGCGGGTGGCCTCGGAGTCTGCGGGGTCTATCCCAGGGGATGAGTCTCCAAACATTGACAGCGGATTCATTACTGAATGTCTTCGTGCTAACGAGCTGGGTGATGCTCAGCTTTTCATAGCCTTGAACAAGGGCCTCCGGCTATACAATGAGACTATTGGGGACTGGATGGTATGGAAAGGCCATTACTGGGATATCGACCGAGACTCGGCCGATGCCCTGGCCTTCATCGAAGATGTCGCCCTTATTTACCATCATGAAGCCCATACCCTGGTTGATAAAATCAATAACGAAAAAGATACCGACACGAAAAACAAACTGATCGATCTCCAGAAAATGCTTTACAACCGGATAACGAGGCTTCGATCGGTCAGGGGAACGAATAATTGCTTAACCTTCGCAAGGAGATGTCATAACCGCCTGATTATAAAAAATGAGGACTTTGACAAGAATCCATGGTTGCTCCCAGTCATTAACGGTGTTGTCGATCTCAAGACTGGCGATCTGTTGCCGGGATCACCTTCGGATTTATTGATGAAGCATTGCCAGCACGAATGGACTGGAATTACAACGCCATGCCCGGTGTGGGAAAAGACCCTCCTGGAAATCATGGACGGTGATGTCGAAATGGTCGAGTTTTTATCGAGACTATTTGGCTATTCGATCACCGGATTGATCTCTGAGCAGAAACTTCCGATCCTGTGGGGGAAAGGACGGAATGGCAAGGGCACCATCATCGAAACGATCAACTATATCCTGGGTGATTACTCGGTGCCGGTCAAACCGGAAATGCTCATGCTTCAGTCTCAGTCAAGAAACTCATCCGGGCCGAATCCAGACATTATGGCACTGAAAGGAGCCCGAATCGCCTTTGCATCGGAGTCTGACGAAGGCAAGCGAATCGATGTCAACATGGTGAAGCGGTTGACAGGCGGAGATACACTCACCGGAAGATGCCCCCACGATAAATATGAAACCAAATTCGAACCGACCCACAAGCTTTTTCTTCTCACCAACAATCTACCCAAAGCCCCATCACATGACTATGCCTTCTGGCAGCGAGTCATTTTGATTCCATTCAACTTATCCTATGTGGATGATCCCGTGGATAAAGACGAACGGAAAAAAGACAAACATCTGATGGAAAAACTCAAAAAAGAGGCATCCGGCATACTGGCATGGTTTGTCAGGGGCTGTCTGAAATGGCAGGAATCCGGATTGGACGTTCCTGGCTTGGTCAGCGAACAGGTGGCAGGGTACCGAAAAAAAGAGGATGTCCTGGCGGATTTCATAGAGGCGTGCTGCCTGGTGGGTGACGGGCTTCGTGAAAAATCATCATCTCTATATGTCGCATATAAGGAATGGTTTGAAGATAATTATGGGAAAAGGCTTTCGCCAATGTCTCATAAAAAATTTGGAGAATTAATGGGACGATCGTTTCAGAGCAAAAAGTCCGGAGTCTATTACTTTATTGGTATTCAACTATCCAATAATACAGATGATTAGATAGCATAAACCGGATTTTTAACGACTTAAAAAGCTTAGGAATGGGACTATGGGATGATTCAACCTATATATAGGGGTAAATATATTTTTCTTTATATATTTTTATAAAAACCCATAAATATAGTCCAATAGTCCATAAATAATAATAAACTATTAAAATAATATAACAATTTATTGTGGACGATTGAAATAAAATGGGAGGATCGAGGATGAAAGAGATGATGTGGACGATTTATGGGATGATTGTTTACGATTAAAAGAAAAAAAGTCTATCACAAATATGTATTCAACTATCCAATAATACAGATGATTAGATAGCATAAACCGGATTTTTAATGACTTAAAAAGCTTAGGAATGGGACTATGGGATGATTCAACCTATATATAGGGGTAAATATATTTTTCTTTATATATTTTTATAAAAACCCATAAATATAGTCCAATAGTCCATAAATAATAATAAACTATTAAAATAATATAACAATTTATTGTGGACGATTGAAATAAACTGGGAGGATCGAGGATGAAAAACATGATGTGGCTGGCCAGCATGTATCCAGATTGGGATTCAAAGGTCATCGTTTTCTTTGGATGGCTGTTTGGAACGAGGGCATATCACAACCGATTGGTCATTGAAACCAAATTCAATTACGATCTCAACCGCCGATGGTGGTACTGATCATGAACGTAATCGACCTGGCGCAACGATACGGGCTGACCCCAAAGCGGGTATCCACCACCAAAGGCGGAGAATATGCATGTGCCTGCCCGTGGTGCGGCGGAAACGATCGCTTTCGAATCTGGGAAGAACAGAACGAGGGCCGCGGGTCTTACTGGTGCAGGGGGTGTTCCAAACATGGTGATAACATCCAGTTCGTAATGGATACCGAAAGCATCGGGTTTCGGGAGGCTGCCGAAAAGGTCGGCGAGGCTTCCCGGCTCAATCAGTCGTCCGGTAAGTCTTTGACGCCTTCTTTTGGGCGGCATGCTTTTCGGTTGTCTGGCCATGCCATCGGAGGATCGGCGCAAGGTGTTACGAATTGTCACGGGTTCATGCCGAAAGAACCCGATTTGGTATCGGATATCTGGGCGGAAAAAGCCGGTAAAGTCGTGGAATGGTCGAACGAAAAACGGGATGGATCGACTGCTGTCGATCTGCTTTTGGCCAGGGGATTTATGGCAGAAACTATTTCCGCCATGAGATTGGGGTGGATACCGGAAGATATTTATCGAACCAGGGAATCCTGGGGACTTCCGACCATCGCCAAACCGGATGGTACGCCGAAACGGTTGTGGATCCCGGCCGGTGTCGTGATTCCGGCATTCGATCCGTCGTCCGGCAGGGTCTGCCGGTTGCGGGTGCGGAGAAATACAGGCGAGCCCAGGTATTACCTGATTCCCGGATCGAGCATGCAGCAGATGATCCTGGGCGAGTCCGCCCGGTC